CTCTTCAATTCATGCATATAGTACAGATCAAGGAAATGCTTATATATCTTTCAAGGTTCATGATGGAGTAACAGCAACATCTCAAGCAGATGTTTTACACCTTAAAGGTAATGGCAATGTTGGTATAGGTCAAACTACTCCACTTAACCCTTTGCATATAAAACAATCAAACGGCACTCATTTATTAGCATTAGAAACCGCTTATGCTGGAGCTGATAGATCTGGAAGAGGACAAATTTCTTGGCGAGATTCTGGAAATATAACTGGGGGAATTTGGACAGAATTCGACGGTACTCAAGTGAGTATGCGCTTTGGTAATTTATATAATTCTGGATATAATACCAACACTTCGATGATTATTAGAGGAGATGGCAATGTTGGTATAGGTCAAACTAGTCCCTATTTTCGATTACAGGTTGAGGGGGCAAATGCATCAAATGGAGATGCCAAATCTACAGTTCTATTTTTTGATACAACCTCTGCAACCACAGGAACAGGTGGTGGAATAGCTCTTGGGGGTTATACAAATGGTACCAGCGGTGGTATTTATCATTTCGGAAATATTCAAGGAATAAAAGAAAATTCTACTGCAGGAGACTATGCAAGTGCTATGCTTTTTTCTACTCGTGCAAACGGAGCAACTCCAGAAGAGCGTATGCGTATTGATAGCAATGGAAGGCTATTAGTTAATAGAACCACAGGCGGTGGTTATGCTGGTTATATTAATATTGAGCAAACCTTAGGTTCAGGAACATTTAATATTGTTACACAAGTACAAAGTACAGTTTCACAAGGACACAATCAGTTTGTAAATCCAAATGGTGCTGTAGGAAGCATAACAACAAGCGGAAGTGCAACACAATATAACACTTCATCAGACTATCGCTTAAAAGAAAATATAACTTATGACTTTAATGCTCTTGAAAGAGTTGCACAATTAAAACCAGCTAGATTTAATTTTATAGCGGATGCAGATACAACAGTAGATGGCTTCTTAGCACACGAAGTACAAGACATAGTACCTGAAGCTATACATGGTGTTAAAGATGAAGTGGATAATGATGGTAATCCTAAGTATCAAGGCATAGACCAATCTAAACTTGTACCGCTTCTTACCAAAGCCATACAAGAACAACAAACAATAATAGACGACCTCAAAGCAAGAATAGAAACATTGGAGAACAATTAATGGCAATAACTAAAATTACATCATCAGTTGTCGCAGCAAATGCGATCATTGCCGCTGGAGTAGCCGAAAATTCTATTGGCTCAAGCGAAATAGCGAGTAACGCAGTTGGAACCGCACAAATCGCTTCTGGAGCAATTACAACTGATATGCTTGATACAAACCTTGACATCGCAGGAACACTCGATGTCACAGGAGTATTGACAGCAGACAGTAATGTAGTTATTGCAGGAAATCTAACAGTTAACGGAACAACCGTAACAAACTCTGCAACGAATACAACAATCGAAGATGCTCTCATAGAGCTTGGAACAGGAACAACAGGAACTCCAGCAAACGATGCAGGTATTGTTATAGAAAGAGGAGATTCAGATAACGCTTTCATGGGGTGGGATGAAAGTGCAGACGGATTTATTCTAGGAACAGGAAGTTTTACAGGTGCAAGTACTGGTAATCTTACAATTTCAACTGCACCATTAACAATAGGTGCGTTGACTGCATCAGGTATTGCATACCCAACAAGCGATGGAAGCTCAGGACAATACTTAAAAACAGATGGAGCAGGAACATTAACATTTGCAAATGTTGGAGCAGTAGTAAATAACTATACTACAACAGGTGACGGAAGTACAGTAGCTTTTGATACTGGCATCAATCCACAAGACGAAGTGAATACATGGGTATTTGTGGGAGGTGTTTATCAGCCAAAGAATACTTATTCTTATAGCGGCTCAACAATAACTTTCTCAGAAGCACCAGCAAATGGTGAAGATATAGACATTACTACAGGTACTGTTGCAAGTTTTGATAGCGCAGATACTGTACTTGGTGTATATCAGGCAACTACAACAGCAACAGATGCTTATGATACAGGATTAAGTGCTGCAAATGAGAACAATACTTTTGTCTTTTTAGATGGAGTATACCAGCCAAAAACAAGTTATACATTTAGCGGAAGTACAATTACTTTTGATGCAAATACTCCAGCAGATATGTTGTTGGAAGTTATGGCAACAAAGACACTTTCAGCCAGTGCCGTGACAACAGGCACAATTGCTGCGAATGCTGTAACAAGTGCAAAGATTGCTTCGAATGCAGTACTCGCAAGACATATAGCAGCAAATGCAGTAAGTGGTTCAGAAATCGCTTCAAATTCACAGATTACAGCAAGCACATTTACAGGTGCATTGACTGGGAATGTAACAGGAAATGTTACTGGTAATTTAACAGGAACAGTACAAACTGCAGCACAGACAAATATAACAAGTGTTGGAACTCTTTCATCTTTAACAGTTAGTGGAGACTTGACTGTTGATACGAATACACTTTATGTGGATTCTGCAGATAATCGTGTTGGTATAGGTACGACTAATCCTGACTATAGATTATCTTTAGTAGATACTACACAATTAGGAACAACCATTCAATTATTTAGAACAGGACAAGCTGCTGGTTCTATATTTATTAATAATGGTATCTCATTTGGATCTGACGGAGGGAATGGTGATACACAAAGAATGACAATTAATTTTAGCACAGGTAATGTTGGTATAGGTACAACTAATCCTAATGGTAAGCTAACTATTTCAAATAATGGTATTGGTGGTTTTGAATTTACACCTGATACTACTTCTTTTAGTGTTGCCAATACAAACTATATAGCTTCTTATGATAGAACTGCTCTTGCTTACAGAGATATGGTGTTTGATTTAGGTGGTGCAGAAAATCAATCTATTAGATTTAAAGCAGGTGGCAATGTTGGTATAGGTAAGAGTAGTCCTTCATCAAAACTTGAAATTTATGGTGGTAATCAAGACCATTTAAGATTAACTCAATCTTTAACAGATATAAATTACATAATAGGTCCTAATGGCTCAGGAAATTTAGCTATAAGTTCTACTGGAACAGGTGCAGGTGGTGATTTATTTATAATACAAAAAGGCGGCAATGTTGGCATAAATACGACTAGTCCTGGTGCTAAATTACATACATCAGTATCAGCAGGTAATGGTAGCTATGGAAGGGCTCTCGCCGATAGTAATTTAATTTTAGAAAATACAAACACTTTAAATACTCAATCTGGTTACTTACATCTTGTGGGGTATACAGGGAATAGTACTGCTCAATATCAAATGGGGGCTATTGGAGGTGGAAAACAAACAACTGCTGCTGATGGTGATTATGGTGGTTATCTTTCTTTTTGGACTACTTCAGGTGGTGCAGGCGGTGAAGCTAATAGTGGTATGTATGAAAGACTCCGCATTTCTTCATCAGGCAATGTTGGTATAGGTACAACAGCCAGCGCTTCAATATTAGATGTAATAGACTCAGGAGTAGCAAGGCTTACTATTGGTTATTCAGGTACAAGTGCTAATTACTATGATGCAGACAATCATTATTTTAGATCTGCAAATGCAGCAAGCTATCCTTTAAGAATTAGCACAACACAAGTTTTAGCGGGAACTTCAGCTTATGGTACAGGCGTACTAGCTTATGATAGAGATTTAGGTGCTCCGAATTGGGGCATGAATATTACTGAAAATAGCACCTTTAATGATAATAGTGGGCATAATTTTACATCTAAACAAAATACTCATGGTGTTATTTACATTAAAGACGAAGGTAATAATAATGGATTTGCTGCAATACCTTTTTATCCAAATGCTGGGGGTGGGATTGCCTATCAATGGTCAGTTTTAGATCCTGATTCTGCTACTTGGTCTAGCGGTGCTCCCTCAATAACAGTCAATTTAGGTGGAACTTCAGGATTGGGTTTTGGCGTAACTTTTGCAGCAGGTAGTGGAGTTATAACCATAACTAGAACATCAGGCTCTCAATTATATAGAGTAGTATTCATGGAATTTGCACAATCATAAAGGATAAAAAATGGCAGTAGAATTAACATACGATATCGGACAAATGAGAACATATAGCAATGCTGATGCAAGTAAAATCATTCGCTATGTGGAATTAAAACTAAATGGGTCAAATGAGACTAAAGTGGAATTTCAAATAAGAACAGTTGAATTATCAGAACCAACTGACTATGAAAATTTTACAGACTATAATGATTTAACAAAAGAACAAGTTATTCAATGGGCAAAAAATTCACTGGGAGAAGAAGAAATAACAAATTGGGAAAATGGTATTACCGAATATTTAAATACTCCAGTTAATACTGGAACATTAGAAGCTCCAGTAACAGAACATACACAGCCCGCAGGATGGGGATTATAAAATGGCAATCAAAAAAATATCAGCAAATTTATTAGGAAATAACGCAGTCACTGCCGCGAGCATCGCAGGTGGAGCAATCTCTGCGGCTGATATTGCAGACAATAGTATTGGTATAACTCAACTTAATGTATCTGATGGAACTAATGGTCAGGTACTTACCACTAATGGTTCAGGTACTTTGTCTTTTTCTACTATCTCAGGATATACAGATAGTGATGTAGAAACTTATTTAGATACTGGAACTTCCACACCAACTTTTAGCACTGCTACTGTTACTGGTGATTTGACTGTTGATACTGATACTTTAGTTGTAAGTGCTAGTGGCGATAATGTCGGTATAGGTACTTCAACAATATTTGGTACAACACAAATTTCTAATACAGCATGGAGCGGTGGAGCACCTTACGGAACAGTATTAACTGTAACTGGTAATAATACCAACGATGCAAATTGGGGGCATTTATTAATCTCTGATTCAACCACTACAACAGGTAATGGTGGGATGATTAGATTTGCTACAGGTTCAACTACATCTGATATGAATCCATTTGCAGGTATAGATGGATTTACTGAAGGGTCTGCTTATGGTGGATTAAAATTCTTAACAAGACCAAGTGGCGGAACTGCAACTGAACGCTTGAGGATTAATAGCTCAGGAACTCTTGGTATAAATACCCAATCACCAAGCAGCACACCATTACATGTAAATTCTTTTTCAGGAAATACTTTAACTGCAGTATTTGAAGCTCCTGCATCTAATAATTTTGATGTTCAATTTAGAAGCCACAGTTATTATGGTGGAATTACATTTTGGAGTGATTTTTACGGAAGTAATTTGCAATATGGATCTATTGGTCAATATATAAATGGGGGCATGTACGCTACAGCAAATAGAGGATATTGGTATTTTCAAGTTGGCAACGCAGGAACAACAAGAATACAGTATCAAATGGATTGGGATAATCATAAATGGTTTACTAATACTGCATACAATGGCGCTATGGAACTTACCTATGTAGGTCATTTAAGAATCAATGGAAGTTTATATCAAAGTTATAATTTTTCAGATGAAAGATTAAAAGAAAATGTACAAACTCTTACTGGCTCTTTAGAAAAAGTAAAACAATTAAGGGGAGTTTCTTTTAACTTTAAAGAATCTAAAGAAGGTATTTATACTTCTGAGGATAATCAAATAGGTGTAGTTGCTCAAGAATTAGAGCAACATTATCCTGAATTAATTTCTGAGCAGGCAGAAATGACTGAAGATGGAGAAGATGGAGTTACATACAAATATGTACATTATGAAAAACTAACTCCAATATTAATTGAAGCAATAAAAGAACAACAAACAATAATAGACGATTTAAAGTCAAGATTAGACTCAGCAGGATTATAAAATGGCAATACAAAAGATAACAGCAGCAGTTTTAGGAAACAATGCAGTAACAGCGGCTAACGTAGCGGCAGGATCTCTGTCAGCTGCTGATATCGCAGACAATAGTATTACTGCAGCGAAAATTTCGGCGAGTACTTCTCCGACTTTAGGAGGACTTACTGTAACTGGAAATGTCTCAATAGATGGCGGTACTATCAAACTTGATGGTAATTATCCGACTGGTAATAATAATGTTGCTTTGGGTAATGCTGCTTTAGATGATGGTTCTCTTAGCGGTAATAATAATACTGCTATTGGTAATTCAGCCTTAACAGCAATAACTTCAGGAGTATCTAATACTGGAGTTGGAGAAAGTGTTTTATTTACAGAAACAACAGGTTCTAATAATACCGCAGTGGGCAAGGATGCGATGGCTACTCAAAATGGAGCAGACAATAATTCTGCTCTTGGTTTTAGAGCTTTAAATGCAACCACAACAGGCTCTAATAATACTGGAGTAGGAAAAGATTCACTTTTTGCAAACACTACAGGTACAGGTAATGTGGCAGTTGGTGCTTTTGCCTTAGATGCTAATACGACAGGAAGTTCAATAACAGCAATAGGTTATAATGCAGCAGGTTCTAATACTATAGCAGTCAATACAACAATTGTTGGACATAATGCTGGAGATGCAATTACTTCTGGTAATAATAATGTAGCAGTTGGTTCTAATGCATTAAGTACAGTTAGTACAGGAACATCAAATGTAGCTATAGGTACTTCTGCTTTAGCTTTAAACACAGCAACAGGTAATACAGCAGTAGGCGAGTCAACACTTTATTCAAACACTTCAGGAGTTAATACCGCAGTTGGACAGTTAACAATGTATGGCAATACTACTGGTACATGCAATACTGCTGTTGGTGGACATGTTGCAGGAATACAATATGCTGCATTAGAAGCTAACAGTACAGGATCACAAAATACTGCTATAGGAGTTGGTGCTTTAAGAGCAAACACTACAGCCAACAATAATACTGCAGTTGGATTTTCTGCACTCGCAGTAAACACTACAGGTACAGATAATGTTGCTGTGGGAGCTACTGCTCTTACGACAAACTCAACTGGCTCACAAAACACAGCTATGGGTCGTTATGCTTTACAAGATAATACAGAAGGAGGTTTTAATGCTGCTTTTGGTTATGAAGCACTAGCAAATAATACCACAGGAATATCAAATGTAGCAGTTGGTGCTTATACACTAGGTGCCAATACTACAGGCAGAGATAATGTTGCGATTGGTCGTAACGCTCTTACCACTAATCAAACTGGTAGTTATTCAGTAGCTATTGGAACTGGTGCTTTAGCAAATGTTAATACTAATGCTTTGAGTTGTGCGGTTGGATATGATGCTCTTTTATCGGTAACCACCGCAATAAGAAATAATGCTTTTGGGTATACCGCTTTAGACTCTTGTGATGCTAACTATAACAATGCTTTTGGTTTCGGAGTAATGAATGATCTTACTACAGGAACAGGAAACTCTGCTTTTGGTCATAATTCAGGAGATAGAATAACCACAGGAAACTATAACTGTTTTATGGGATATGATGCAGGTGAGATATTAACAATTGGATCTAATAATACTTTTATTGGAACACAAGCAGGATATAGTTGTACAACAGGTGTAAACAATATTTGTGTAGGAAGGTTAGCAGATATTTCTGCTGGTGCTGCCGATACTCAAATAGTTATTGGATATAACTCTGCTGGAAAAGGAGATAGCACAGGTTTTATAAATCCAGGCGGTGGCGGAGTTTATCAAGGCAATAATTCATCTACTTGGTCGCAAGTATCAGATAGAAGAATTAAGAAAAACATAATAGATAACACTACAGGTCTTGATGCCATCAATCAAATACAAGTTAGAAACTTTGAATACAGAACAGAAGAAGAAATTACAGATTTTGAAAACCCTAAAGCAGTCTTAGTTAAAAAGGAAGGTTTGCAGTTAGGTGTTATAGCTCAAGAAATACAAGAAATATTGCCTGATGTGGTAAAAGAAGAATCAACAGGATGCCTTCGTGTAGATCCTGATAATATTACTTGGTATCTTGTAAACGCTGTGAAAGAACTATCAGCACAAGTAGAAGAACTAAAATCTAAAATAGGAGAATAAAAAATGGAAAGAAATGTTACAGAAATTCTATCAGCAGCGACTGATTCAGTCTCTCTGATAAATGGCGTAGATGCAGGAACATGGTCTGTAGAAGGCATGGAACAAAGTGAAATCAACGATATGGTTCAACGAAATGTTGACCATCTTGAAATCATTTTAGCTTATGAAGAAGTCGTTGCAGATTCAAGTGATAAATCAAGTTATACAGATGCAGTTGCTACAGGCAAAGCCTATATAGCAGCAAATTAGGAGAAATAAATGACAACCCAGATTAAAGCAGGAGTAATCGCAGCAAATGCAATCACAGCAAGTGAACTTGCCAGTTCAGCTTTGTCTGGCGGAAGTTTTACAGGAGACGTAACGTTTGATACGGATACTCTTGTAGTTGATTCGGCGAATAATCGAGTTGGTGTTGGTACGAGTAGTCCTGAGAGTATTTTGCATATTAATGCAGGAGATAGTGCAAATTTATTAATAAAATCAGATGGTACATACAACATACAACTTTCAAATAAGACTACTGCAAATGGATTAAGACCCATTGATATAGAAGCACAGCAGCTAACTATTTCAACAAATGGAGCAGGCGGGTCAGGTTCAACTGAGCGTGTGATAATTAATGATTCAGGCAATGTTGGTATTGGTACGACTAGCACAGTCTATAATGCTATATTAAATGTGGCGGGAGGAGTTAATACAACAACAGGTATTATAGGTACTTTAGTATCTGATTCCTTTACTTTTAATGGTCAAACTAATCCTCATTATGGAATTAATTTTAACCCTACTAATAGCCGACCTATTGGTATATCAGGTTATGCTGGTATAGCTTTTGCCACTCAAGGTACAGAACGCATGAGGATTGATAGTTCAGGCAATGTTGGTATTGGGGGAACTCCTACAAATGGTGGTGTTTCAACAGCTGCAAGCCCAGCACTTCAAATCATAGGAACAGTTCCTGAGTTAAATTTTGTTGATACATCAGTAGGTGCTGATGATTGGTTTATAAGAACTTCAGATGGATTAGGATTTGGTAATTCTACAACAAGAGTTACCTTTGATAATTCAGGTAATGTTGGTATTGGTACAACCTCGCCATCTACTTTTGGCTTATTTACTGTTAGTGGCTCTGGTATTACTAACCACATTAATTCAACTTCTGGGGCTGGCGGTATTAACTTCTATGAAAGTGGGTCTGGTAGATTTAGTTTAAGAACCCTTAATGGTTCTGCTGGGTTATCATTTTATGACACCTACAATAATGCAGAACGCCTAACAATAGATTCTGCAGGAATATTACAAATCGGTAATAGTGGGCAGATTAAATTTGCTAATAATAATGTTTTTCCTCCAAATATTTCAGACCACACCCAAGGCACAAGAATTACTTTCTACGATGCTAGTAATGTTTCTTGGTATGCTATGGGAATTGAAAGTAATACTCTATGGTTTGAAAGTGATGAAGATTTCAAATGGTATAGAGACGGCACTGAAGTCATGCGTCTTAGAGGAGCAAAATGTCTTGATGTTAAAAATGGTTTAGGAACTGGACCAATTACTTCTTGTTCAGAATTTTCAGGTACAGCAGGTAATTCTTATTTAATAAAACCACCAGGAGCAATGGAACCTTTCTGGGCAGTTTATTCAGGAGATAATTACAAAGGCAGAGGAAAAGGATACTTTAGATGGTGGTATGGTTATGGAGATGCTGCTTCTTCTCCAAATCAAAATAAAGTAGAAGTTGATTTGGTAGATTTAGGCTACCAATATTACGAAGTTATAGTAGAAGATATGGCAAATACAACATATACAAATGGTGCTCCTGCATGGGAATATGCTTATTGGAGTTCGTTACAAACCTTTAATACAACAGGTGGCTCCTCAAATGCTACGAGCTCAGGAGTAGGAAATGGTACTGCGAGAGCAATGTGGGGATATGCAGGGGGTCATGGTCTTTATGACAGCTCAGTAAATGCTGTTTGTAATTGGGGAGCATTAGATTCAAATGCTGCGATTGGAGCAGGATATGATGGCTCTTGTGGAGTTTGGGGAAACACCCCTAGTACAACTTCGCCTCATACAAGCATGACAGGACATACATTAAGACTTGGAAGACCAGAAAATGGCAATTCTGCGTACACAGAAAGCACAGGAGCTTTTAGCTATTGGTTTAATTTTTAGGAATAAATATGAATTTAATTTGGACAATCGGAACAGTAAAAACTCTTGATATAGGAGAAAAAGAAAAAGTTATATATTCTGTAGAATGGACTCTTAGAGCGGAAGAAGGAGAAAAATACGCAGAAAGATCAGGCACTCAAGCCCTTTCTACAGAAGATTTATCGTCTTTTACAGAATGGTCAAGTGTAACTTCTTCTCAAGTAGAAACTTGGGTACAAAATGCAATGGGAACAGAAGTTTTTAATAATTTAAAGCTTTCTTTAAATAAACAACTAAATGAAACTATGACAACAGTTACAGAAAGAACATTAGGAACATAAAATGGCAAAAACAACAATACCAGCAGGATATATAGCAGCAAATGCGATAACAAGCACTGAACTTGCAGCAAACTCTGTAACAGCAGCAGCAATTGCTTCAGGAGCGCTTGTAGTCGCTGATATTGCTGACAATGCAATAACAGGAGCAAAGATTGCGGCGAATGCTGTAGACAGTAGTGAAATAGCTTCAAATGCAGTAGACACAAGCCAAATAGCGGGAGATGCCGTTACTGCAGCAAAGATAGCAGACAATGCAGTAGGAAGCGACCAAATTGCAGCAAATGCAGTGGGTTCGAGTGAATTAGCAAGTGGAGCACTTTCAGGTCAGAATTTTACTGGCGATGTGACTTTTGATACAGATGTATTATTTGTTGATTCTGTAAATAATAGAGTTGGTGTTGGAAATACTAATCCTTCTACAACTTTAGACGTAACAGGTACAGTAACTGCTGATGGTTTGACTGTTGATGGAACTACAGTAACGATTCAAGACGATAATTCAAACTTGCGTTTTGAAAACAGCGCAGGAACTCGTACAGGATACATACAAAACAGAGTAGACGCTTTTGAAATTTGGAACGACCAAGCTACATTTATGGGGTTCGGGACAAACAACACAGAAGCTATACGCATAGACTCATCAGGCAACGTTGGTATTGGAACTGATAGTCCATCTTATTTATTGGATGTTGAATCTGCATCAGGTACAGATAATGTTTTAAATGTCAGAAATCCATCTACAAGTTGGGGGGAATACGCTTTAGCAAGATTTCAAACAGATACAAAAGATCAAAGGTTTATTGATCTTGGTTATTATAGAGGATTATCTGAGCCTGAAAGATCTTTTATAATTAATGGTCAAAGCAGTAATCGTTTATTTACAATATTGGAATCAACAGGTTATGTTGGTATTGGTACTGACAGTCCATCACATGGATTAACAGTTTCAGACGATGTCAATAGTGGTAATGCTAGTATGCGAAGAATCACAATCAAGTCAGCAACTCATGGAGTAAATTCTGGTTTTAGGTTTGATTCTGAATCAACAAATGGAACTGCAAGAGCTGGAGGATATTATTTTCAACCGGGAGATACTGATGCTACTACTTACTTAGGATTAAGTGCCACTGATGCTGCGTATCAAATGGTAATTAATAGAGAAGGGAATGTTGGTATTGGCACAGACACCCCCCTACCATTTGCTGGCACCGGTGTCTCTAGTTTAACTATGAATAGTACATCAACCACAGTTAGTGGGGGCATCACATATTCTGCGAATGGTACTGCTAAAGCTTATCATTATTGGGAAAATAACCATCTTTTAACACAAGCAGCTTCAGGACAGGGATTAAAATTTTTATCAAATCTTACAAATACTGCTATTGATATCAATTCAGGTGGAGAAATTGGATTAAATACCTCTCCAGTATCAGGTGTTGTAACAACTATTCAACGACCATATTCATCTGGAAATAGAGTTTTAGTTATAAGCAGTGGAAGTAATGATGTTGGAGCTTCATACGATACTGTTGTTGTAAATCAATATGATGTTCCATGTATACGACTTATTGAAACACAATTTGATGTTCAATCAACATGGTCATGTGGTAATGAAAATTCAAATAGAACTGTAATAGGGTCTACTGGACCACTAGCATTTTGTTCAGGAAGAGCCGCTGATACTGCAGGATATAGTAATTCTGGTGAAAGGATGCACTTAAGTACAGATGGAACAGTGTGTATTAATAGAACTTCTATCTTTGGTACTGGAAATACTACATCAATGATTGTAACTGGTAAAAGTGCTTCTTGTGCTTATTGGACTGCTCCTAATACAGCAAACTATGACATTCATACTTTCTTTAATGGTGGTCTAGGAATTATAGGAACAATTAGACAAAACAGTTCATTAAACGGAGTTGCCTATAATACTTCTTCAGACTATCGTTTAAAAGAAAATGTTAGTTATGATTGGGATGCAACAACAAGATTAAAGCAACTTAAACCATGTAGATTTAATTGGATATCTGATGAAACAAATACTTTAGAAGATGGGTTTTTAGCACACGAAGTTTCTACAGCAGTTCCAAACGCTGTTACAGGCGAAAAGGATGCAATGATACCTGCTGTCTTATATGAAGAAACCGATCAAGAAGTAATTGATGGAACTGCACAGGTTGGAGATATTAAAGAAGAAGAAAAAATTAATCCACAACAAGTAGATCATTCAAAACTTGTACCATTACTTGTTAAAACAATACAAGAACTAGAAGCAAGAATCACAGAATTGGAGAACGCATAAAAAAGGGGCTTAATGCCCCTTTTCTTTATTCTGAAACTTCTTCTTCCGAAGGTTTTTCTACTTCCTGTTTTAGGCGAGTAGTCAATCCTTCTTTTGCAAAATTCCATTGATCTAACTCTAACTGATGTCTAGCAATTTTTCCTTGCAAATCATTCAAAGCTGTAACAATATATTTTGCAGTATCTGAAAGTTCAGAAATGACGTATTTTTTATCATCAAGAACTAATACTGGTTCTTGTTGGGTTACTTCTGTCGACATATTTTCTCCTATTTAAAAATATCTTGCCAATTTCCTTGTGTACTAGCCTTAGCATACTCGGTAGCACGATTTTCAAAAAAGTTGGTATGCTCAACTGCGTTAACTTGCATATCAATCCAAGGCAAAGGATTTTCACTACTATGAAATATATTTTTCATTCCTAGTCCAAGTAATCTTCTATCCGCAATATAACGAATATACTCTTTTACTTCTTCTGCCCTTAAATCTGGAATTTCTGCTTTTTCAAAACAAATATCAATAAATTTATCCTCGAGTTCAACAACTCTTTCAGCAGCACAGTAGATTTCATACTTTAATTTATCTGTCCATATTTCAGGATTCTCTGCAATAAATGTTCTAAAAAGTTTAGATACATTCTCTACATGTAGACTTTCATCTCTTATAGACCATGTAACAATTTGTCCCATGCCTTTCATAAGATTATGTCTTGGGTAGTTTAAAAGAATAGCAAAACTACTAAATAGTTGCACTCCTTCTGTAAATCCACTATACACTGCCATTGTTTTAGCAATATCGTGTTTTGTTTTCATATTAAAATCTGATAGATACTCATGTTTCTCTACCATTTCTTGTATGTCCATAAACTCTTGGTAGATATCTTCTTCTTTTCCAAGTGTCTCAAGTAGTAAAGAATATGCTTCTTGGTGCACTGCTTCCATCGCAGCAAATGACACTAGCATCATTCTTACTTCTGGTTGTTTAAATGTGGGTAGATAATGCTTGGCATAACCACAACATACATCTACGTCTGCCTGAGTAAAGAAACGAAAGATATTATCAATCAGTCTCTTATTCTCTGGTGTTAATTTTTCGTTATAATCCCTTATATCATCTTGTAATGGTACTTCATCTGGAAGCCAATGCATTTGTTGTTGCTTTTTGTAAGCCTCAAATGCCCAAGCATAATTAAAAGGTTTATAATAATCTCTTTCTTCTAATAGATTCATTATCTTTATATTATCTCCATAAGTACAATATTACTTTGTACTTCTTTTTAGTTTTTCAATTTTTAATATACTCCATTTTGGAGATCCAACATTATTTCTCGAAATATATTTTAAAGTATTGTAAGGCACTCCAGTAACTATACTAACTTCCTTCATATACTTAAAATCTTTAAAAGTACCATCTACATAATGAATACGAACTGGTGAAGCAGTATGATTTTTCCAAGGCTCTAAAGTCATAGGATTATTTTCTTTCATTCTTCTAGATTGTATATCTCGTTCTTTTTTAGAAACTATTCTAGGTATAAGTTCTCCGCTTTCAAATTTCTCTTTCCTAGTTTTTCTCATTTTTTCTAGGCTATTAATATTATGCATAGGATTATTTTCTTTCATTCTTAAACTATGTATTACTTTTAATTTTTGTACTTGATTACTAGAAATATTTTCTTTGTTCATGCTCATTGCAGTAAATGCATGTGTAAGTTTTTTGTCCTCAGGAAATGCTTTATATAATAATTTATGTGCTATAAAATGTTCTTTATAGGTTAATTTTACTAAATTATATTGTTCATTTTCTCCGCCTAAACATCTCGGCACAATATGATGTATTTCATATCCAGTTTCCCTGTTTAAACCTCTAGATTGTCTAGAGTCTACTAGTTTTATATAATGATTAAAATAGTCCATAATAATAATTATATATTATTTAACCCTCGCAGTCAAGAATTATTTTTCTATGCTATCCTTGACACGAAAGGCATTCTTGCTGTTCAAAGATTATCTCCCTTTTTACTTTATTCGATACGTTATCTGCTCTTGAAATCGCTTCACTTCTTAGATAGTAGAGAGTTTTTAGATTCTTTGCCCACGCTAACATATGAATGTTGTGTAAATCTAATTTATTTACATCAGGCGGAAAGAATAAATTGACACTCTGTGATTGACAGATAAATTCCTGTCTTTGTGCAGCGTGTTCTACTACCCAAGACTGATTAATTTCTACAGCAGTCTTGAATACTTCTTTTTCTTCGTCAGTTAATATATCAAGATGTTGTACACTACCTTTGTTTGTAATGATATCTTTCCATACTATTTCTGTGTTTGCTTTCTTACTTTCTAGCAAGGCTTCTAAATACTTGTTTTTCTGTAAAAATGAACCACTTTTTGTTTTTTGTGTAAAAGCATTTGCTCTAAAAGGCTCTATACTTGGACTTGTATTTCCACAAATAATAGAACTACTTGCATTTGGAGCAATCGCCAATAAATGAGCGTTTCTTACAGAACAAGTATCATCATCTGGACAAGCTCCTCTTTCCACTGCAAGTCGCTGTGTCTCACCAAGTGCTTCATTCTTTATATGACTAAACATTTGATAGTTTGCACTACTTGCCCACATGCTCTCAAATGGAATGTTATTTTTCTGCAAATAAGCATGAAATCCCATCGCACCAAGCCCAATACTTCTCTCCCTCATAGCACTGTACTTAGCTTTTTCCATACTGTTTGGAGCATTGTCAATAAAATACTGCAATACATTATCTAACATTCGTACTAAGTCTGGTATAAACGCAGGAATTTTCTTCCATTCGTCAAAATATTCCAGATTTACACTACTTAGACAACATACTGCTGTCCTTTCTTCGTTTGTAGCAAGAGTAATTTCTGAGCAAAGATTACTGTGATTTACATAAAGACCTTTTCTTTTCTGAAAGTCTGGAAGCTCTGCATTGACTGCATCTTCAAACATGAGATAAGGTTCGCCAGTCTCCATGCGATTCTGTAATAATTTTACCCAAAGTGTTCTTGCGGACACTACTTTCTTAACTTCGTGAGTGTGAGGATCAATCAGTTCCCAACTATCATCAAAGTTATCTTCTTTTGTAGCACGGTGTATAATCTCCATAAACTTGTCTGGAATGACTACTCCGTGATGTAGATTTATACACTTACGATTTACGTCTCCACCTGTAGGTTTTCTTATGTCAAGAAACTCCTCTATTTCAGGGTGAGACATGTGTAAATACGCTGCATAGGAGCCACGTCTTGTGACTCCTTGTGAAAATGCAAGCATCTCGGCGTCTACCACTTTCATAAAAGGTATCGCACCTGTGCTTTCGGAGCCTTTGGAAGTTTTTGTTCCTTGTGAACGAACTGCACTCCATGAACCTCCGATACCTCCACCAAATGATGAAAGATATGCATTTTCTGTATAATGATCGGTTATACCTTCTCTTGAATCATCAACATAGTTTAGAAAGCAAGAAATAGGCATGCCGCGTTCTGTACCACCATTGGAAAGTACAGGTGTTGCAAACATAAACCAAAGATTACTTGCATAATCATATAATCTTTGTGCGTGGTCATCATCATCTGCAAAGGTTTTTGCTGCTCGTGCAAATGCCTCTTGAGGAGAGGACTCGCCAGGAAGCATATATCTGTCTTGCAGAGTTTTTAAACTAAAATCTGTTAAAAGTTTATCTTTACTATAATCAATTTTCATCTAAGTGCCTTTTTAAAGTTGTTTTTATAACTTCTTTGTTTTCGTCTCCAATTGCTGTGTCACAGTAGGTAAGTAGATCCATTAGTTCAACGTTTGTCAGAAGTTGTTCTGAATTTTCGTTAAGATTCTGAATGTATTTATACTTTCCTTCTAGTGGACATGCATCATAGATATCGAAAACATCTCCATATTGTTCCATTATCTGTACTGCGCGCTTTGGACCAATTCCAGGGATACCTGGAACATTGTCCCCCTTGTCGCCAGTTAGACATTTGAATGTTATATATTCGGGAATATCAAAATCATAATGTTCATCCCAATTGTGTACTGTTGTCTCTTTACGAGTAACAGTGCTAAACTTTGACACTTTGTCATTGATTAGCAAGTCCCAGTCTCTATCTGAAGATATTAACCAGCACTCATCAAATCCAAATTTGTCAAGGTTTTTTGTTATATATGCTGCAATATCATCAGCTTCCACTCCTTTGAAGTGAAAGACTGGATGTTTTTTTCTTATTTCCGTAAGAGTATCGGCAAATTCTGCCATAAACATTTCAAACTCTTTTTCTTCTTGAGGAGTTTGTTCTGCATACTTTTCTTTTCGATTTGCTTTATACTCTGGGAAAATTTCTTTACGATAGCTACTGCCACCATCTGCACACACGACTATCGTGCCAGCATTGTATGACTTCGCTAAACTTTCGACTGTTCTTATATAGTCGTATTTAAAATCTAATACGCCTTGATGTTTCCATCTAAATGCTATGTTGAGTCCATCAACTATCAGCAAGTTCCCACGCGGGGCTGGGTTCCCAAGGTCTGAGAATTTGATCGCCATTTGTAAACTGTATCTCCTCGTTTTCTAGCCAGTGTTCTGCGATTAGTATATACGCACCTAGCCAGGCAATATACATATATCTAATTGTATTCTTGGGTTTTCTAGTTGTAGCAACAAAGAATTTGCCGTGATTCTCACGAAAGATGAGCAATGGCTCTTGTTTCATTTCTTGTGCTTGCTTACACAGTTTACTCCACCATTTAAATAAATTATTACTTTTTTGTGTGTAAATCTTACTATCAAAACCGACATTCTTGTAGAACTTTACTTCTACACAGAAATTGTTATTTTTTAAGGGTACTTGTAGATCACCTTTTATTTTACCACTACCACTTCCAGGTGTTTGTACCCACTCCTCATCAGTTAATCTTTCTAGAATACTGATGACTTGCTGTTCTCCTCGATGTCCTTTTTGTCTTGGATTAACCATCGAGTCTACTTATTTTATCTTCTTTTATTACTTCTATTTTGGACAGTAGTGGATGTGTCCAGCCATGTGAAACTATATATGTATTCAAGTTTTCCTCTCTTAATAAAATTTCAACGAGCCTTTCTTTACCAGCTTCATCAAGTACATTTGTAACTTCATCTAAGAAAAGTACATTGATTCTTGATTTTGATATACTACTCATCAGCTTACGAATCGCAAGAAGTGTAGAAGTGTTAACTCTTGCTAACTCTCCTGCACTTAGAGCAAGTATATCAACTGCTTTTCCATTGTCATCTATCTCAACATTTAATTTATCGTTGAGAACAACAAATTCAAGACTAAATTTACCATCAGATAATTCTGCTAGATACTCGTTGGTTAGTTCTTCTAAATCTTTTACAAGATTCTCTATTTTATAAGCAAGTAGTCCATTTGTACTAAATGCTTTTTTAAGTATTTCAACATTTGCAAGTTTTTCTTCAATGCCTCCAATAGAGGTTAGTAACTCATCTAGTTGTTTCTCAAAATCTGTTTGCTGTTCTTCTATAATTGAAAGTCTTGTATTGTGTCTTTCTCTTCTTTCATTTTCTGCAATGACTTCTTCTACTCGACTTCTTCTATCTCTTATACGAGCTTTAATCTTATCTATTTGTTCTTGAAGATCTCTACTATTAGGAACTTCTGTGGGAAGACTAGAGTCAATGCTTCGGAATAAATTTTCCCACTCATCAATCTTAGATTTCATTTTTCTATGAAGCTCATTATTTCTTTCTACTTTATCAATGTCTTTTTGAATTTGATCAAATTCTTCTTGTAGTTTTTCTTTTGCTAAAGTATGTTTTTTATGCTCTTGTTCGATAAATGTTATATCTATTTCTTGACCACAAGTAGGACAGTCTTTATCAGAAGCCTCTTTTAGATCAGAGTACTTCTTCATCATTCTACTTTCAAAACTGCCTCTGCTTTTTATCTCGCCTAAGTTAGTTTTTAACTCTGATGTATCTTGAATACTTGAGTTCGCTACAAACTCTCGAGCAAGCCCTAAATCTATTGACTCCAACTCCTTTTTATATAAATTATTTTTATTTATTTTTTTGGTAATTTCGGAGATATTTTCAAATTCTATTTGTAAGGATCGCAAAGTTTCTTCATCTTCTTCCGAGTAAAATGGTAATTCTAATTTTGGAAGTAGTGATGTATCTTCCAATTTATTATCTAATAACCACTTATTGATTGTGTCAATTTTCCCTTGTACTCGTGAAACGTCTCCACCCAAAACTCGTGACAATTCTTTAAAAACTTCAAAGTATTTTACATAATTATCTAGTTGTAGAAGATCAATTAAAAATCTTTTTCTATTTGTATCAGTTGCAGTTAAGAACTGTAAACTTGCATTAGTATTTTGATATACAATTTGCGAAAAAGTTTTGAAATCAATTCCAATAATCTCTTCGAGAGTCTTGTAAGTATTTGTTGCAGTATGTGAACTAATATCTTCATTATTTTTAAATAATCTTACTTTAATATTTGTTCTACGAACTACTTCAATTAAGTAATCATCTTCGTTAACAGAAAAAGACAAAGAAATATCGTAGCCATTATTGACTTCTCTATTTGGTATATCTGCTTTCTTGATTCCTTTTGAATTTTTATTAAATAATACTTCTTCAAGTATTAAAGGAATCGAACTTTTTCCTGTTCCGTTTGTTCCAACTAGTTGTGTTACTATATTCTCAGTTAAGTCTAATTCATTGTCTGAGCCATAGCTAAAACAATTAGACCAATTCAGCTTCTTTAGCGTAATCACTAAACACTCCTAAAATTTTCTTAACTTTGTTTTCTTCTAACTCTAATATATAACCAAGATATTCTCCTAGTTCTTCTTCTATTGTCATTTCTTTATCCAATATTAGAGTCGCCTCTGTTTTTCTTTTGATAACTTTTTTATCAAGTAAATCACTATTCTTAATATTACTTAGATCTGCAACATCACCTTCAATTTCATAAATTGTATGATCATATTCAGTTTGTACCATTTCTTCTGGGTCTGTTACAGTTTTACGAATCAATTGTGGTAAGTCAAATTCATGCCATGTCCACTGCCATTGATCTTTGTTATCAATAAGTAAGTAGCCTGTTTTAACATGATTTCGATGAAAACTTGTAGTCATAGGACTGCCAGGGTATACAATATTTCGTTGAGTATTCTCGTGAGCATGTAAATCGCCTGCAAATACGACTTTAAATTTATCAAATCTATCCAAGTCTACTTCGGGTTGTACATGTGGTGGTATTTCTCCACGCACATGAGTAAATAAGACATCTGCATTTATACTTTCTATTGCATTTTTCTTGTGTAAATCTGCGTAAGGTAATATTGCATAGTCATGGGGAACCATTGCACCATAAGTAGTTTCGTCTATTACTTCTACTAGTGGATTTAGTTCATTTGTAACTCTTTTTAAATTTGTAAAGAAAGTTTTATTCTTTCTTGTTGCTTCGTGATTGCCATCATAAATAATAGTTCTCACACTAACTCCCTTTACAAAGTCAAAGTAGAGAGTGAGTTCATCCATGGAGGGGACTCTGTCAAACAAGTCCCCACCAATGATGTGCAGATCAATATCCTTTTCGATATTATAAATTTGTTCAAAGAATAACTTATATCTAGTACAAGCCCATGATACAGGAACATTCTTTTGTCCTAGCTTTATATGCCAATCTGCTGTAAATAGAATCATGATATGTCAAATTCCTCTGAGATAGATTCGTCTGGTGTTGAGTTGTCAGCACCTTCTCTTAGTCTGTCAAGAAGTTCTTTTTGAGCATCGGCTGTAGGTCTTGGTAATACTTCATCCATAGACTTAAGATCCGCTATCAATGCTAGCTCATCTTCTGTTAATGGTCTCTGCTTACATTTTAAGGCTTGTAGTTGATATTCAACATTGTAAGCCATTGGTCCAGTCTTAACTCTTTTGAAGTTTACATCCCATCCTGTTTGAGGATCGGTTGGGTCACCTAAATCTTCTGCGGCAACCATAATTTGCTCGAGAAGTTTTTTCTTAAGATTTAATACTTTTACTTTGCCGTCATGAATACACTGAATCGCATATGCCCATCCACATTTAAGTTCTGGGTGATATTCTCTTACCCAGTCCTTTTCAATATTAGTGAAAGATTCTGTGTTTCTATCGAATGATAGACATTCGAATGGTAGGTTTTTTCCGTTCTCACCTTTTAACCAGTAAACATACCTTGGAAGCATGTCACCAACTAAACGAACTTTGTTATCTCCTTCTACGTAAGCGTAGCTATCGATTTTATTCTTTTGGGCTTCGCCCTTTGCTTGATTAAATTTTATTGCCATTTTATTTCCTTTATAGTGATTTCTTCAAATAAAAAGTGAATACGATCATTTTCTATTCGTAGTAATCTGTTTTGTTTTATACTGTCCTCGTTCCCATTAAAGTGAAGGAGGTCTAATGTGGTATCTTTTGTTTTTTGGTACTCAAAATAATTGCGCAAGGACGCGATACCTGCGTACTGTGCAAGTTCGCTATCTGAGTACCTCCTGCGTTGAATGAATAAAGGTTTTGGGTTTACTAGAAACGAATTTCCATGAAAACTTTTTGTCCAAAACTTAAATATTCTATCATGTCTATTTACGGGAGGGAGTTTATAGGTGAGAATATGTAGAATCGTCAAGATGTCCTTGACGCTTCCCTTGCTTTCCCTTAATATCTTTTCCCAATTATAGAATAACATTATAACAAAAATTCAACTCCATGTCAAGATATATTTTTTCATGCTATATTTCAGAAACTTTATAGCCCTGTCGCATGTAATATCCCATTCTCGCACCTGCCTGCTTTCTAGCTGTGCGACCTTCTAAGTGTATATCCACAATTACAGGCTGTGGTTTACCTTCTCTTATACGAATAATTCTTCCGATAAGCTGCGTGAGCAGAGGCTCATTATTAACGGGTGTCGCCAAAATAAGACAACTCAGGCAGTCCACGCTAATTCCTTCACTAAAGATACTCTGTGTTCCAAACAAAATATTTTTCTCACCAAAGATTTCTTTTATCATTGCTGGACGCTGTTCGTGTGGAACTTCTCCAGTTACGCAGATACTCGTATCGCCCACGAGTCGGTGACAATTTTTCAGAAAGTCAACGCGATCGCTGACAACTAGCACCTTATGCCCTTTTGCCGCATAACTTGCCGCAAGCATTGACATCATGTTCTGATATTCCCAGTCATACGCGAGTGCGTTAATTCGAGTTGCCCAATCAACATTTCCGTCTAGAAAGCGAACTCCCGATTTAACTATGTCAACTCGTGGCGTAAGATAATTTTCTCGTGGTGGTTTGAATACTGTCTGAGAAAAATAGTCTCGAAATATAACATGTCTTCCATCCTTTCTCTGCATTGTTCCAGTCAGTCCGATTTTATAACGAGCCCTGCTGGCGTCAATAATTCGTGTGAAAGTTGGACTACTCACATGATGCATTTCGTCTAATATAATTGTACCGAACTCTTTTGTAATTTTGTCGATATTTCGATAGAGAGTTTGTACATTTCCAACGACAAAAGGTGAGTTCGTGTCAAATTTGCCCGAACCGATCACACCCGCCGCGACCCCGAAGACTTTCTCTATTTCTTTTTCCCACTGTGCTCGTAACGCAAGTGTATGTGTAACAATAAGTGTTTTCTGTGCGAGCTTGTTTGCGATTGCTAACGCAGTAAAAGTCTTTCCCCAGCTTACCCAAGCGTTAATTATACAAC